TGCCAGCGTTTGACGGGGTGCATAGGCTGCAAGCTGGGCGTTCGGCAGGAACTCTGCCCGCACGGACACGGATGACTCCCCGTCCAGGGACCGCACAGCCTCTGTGATACGGTACTCCAGGAAGGCGGCGTCATCGTAGGTTAGTCTCAAAATGCGCCTACGCCGCAACGCCATGAATCCGTCGCCCTCAATCGTCGTGGCTGCCGGTGTCATTGGTAGCAGCTTCAACGATAGGAATTCAGCTTCGCCCAAAGCCTGCCGGCGCTGGACCACACCGTCCACGCAGGCTAGGATAGGCGTGCCGCCCGGATCGCTCAGTAGATTCCGGTTGGCGTCATACAGCGTGATACTCGTCAGCTTGGCCATTTAGCTCACCCTCCGCTCCTGGCGCCGAAGGGTGTCCTCTAACGTGCGCATGAACTGTTCTCCTGCCTCCTGCACCATGCCGGGGCCTTCCGTTACGTTGACGGTGATAGAGCGGATGTTGACCGTGTTCTCCCTCGCGGCAAGCGGGTCTCTGTCAGGCCCGTCATCCTCCGTGCCTGAGCCACCGGGTGCCTCTGTCTCCGGCGCAGGACCAGGACCAACAGGTGCCCGCCCAAACGTGAACGGAGTGGGTAACTGAATAGGCAGAATTCTAGGCAGTGCCGGCCGTGGCCCGGCGTATTCGCCCGCCGTGTTAGGAAGTCCAGGTAGTCCTGGGTCGCCGGGTAGTCCTGGGTCGCCGGGTGATCCCTGTCCAACCTCAAAGGGTCCGGTAGGCACTTGGAATGGCGGCAGTTCCGGCTGGGCTGGACGCGGCCCTTCGTAGGTGACGGGGCCACCGCCACCGGGCGGTGCGACCGGCGGCGGTGCGACCGGGGTACGCCCTAGCAGGACGTTCATGCGCGATGCCGTGTTCTCGCTGGCCAGGGCCATACGCTCTTGCCACACTAGCGCCGTCCGAAGTATGGCCACGACCAGGTTGGCCTGCACCTCCGTGATAGAGCGCGAGAAGGCGGCCGAGGTACTGGTGCCACTGCCCACGGCAGACTCGTCCGTAAACGAGGACAAGGCAGACAACAAAGAGCGCAATTCATCCGGGGTCATTTCTCCCAGAATGCCAGACTGCGCCCCGCCCAGGCCGAACTCGCCGGCGTTGAGCGCCCGGATTGTTTCGGTCAGGTAGGCTTGGAGCGCATCCCGCCCGCTGGCCGTGGTGATATCCAGGTCCATGAGGTCCTGTAGCTGGGCCATCATGCCCGCCGAGATACCGCCGGTCTCCTGCCCAAACGACAGGAGTGACTGCAGGAGCTCCTTGAATGCTTCCGGCCCCTCCACACCTGCGATCTGTTGAAGAATGGAGAACCCCGCCAGTACGGCGTTAATGGATTCGCCTATTCCACCAAAGCCGGTAGTCAAGTCCTTGATGAACTGGCGCAGCCCCTCCTCAATCGGAACGCCTCCTAGGCCGGCTGGCAGGTCGCCTCCGTTGAGCAGGGCCACCAAGGTATCATAGAGTTTGTCTGACTCGTCGACCCCGAATTCCGCAAGGGCATCCTCCAGTATTGACCGGTAGGCATCAGCTACCGACTCACTGATGGCGCCGTTGGCCTCCAGGTTGTTGATCATGTTACCGAACCAACTGACTAGGCTCTCTCTCCCGTCTGACAAGTTGCCGCCTAGAGCACCCACTCCTATGGACTCCTGCGCGTTCTGCATATTGTCCCGCGCCGCCTCCATTGCCTGACGATAGACTTCGGCCAGGCCATGCTCACCGTAGACCACCGCATCCAAATATCGCCGCTGAGCATCCTCAAAGCGCCGCGTCGCGTCAGCCAGGTCTGACAGGTCCTTCCCGTATCCCACAATAGCGTCTACGGTGAGCATGGCCTGGCCGACAGCCTCGATCTGAGTTTCCGTGAGGTCACTGCCGACGGTGTTGGCACGGATCCACTCACGGATAGCGGACGAGATCTCGCGCGCATTATCCCGCAAAGCGCGCTCATTCCGGCCTAGACCGTCTACCAGGCTGGCGCTCTCTTCTGACTGTGACCCAAACAGGGCAGACAGTCCCGACACCACGGAGGTTGCAATGCCCAGGATCGGGGCCGCCTGCGCCAACACGCCAGCCGAGGACGAGAGCCCCACGCCAGCGTCAGTCAAGGTCTCGCGCACGTTGCGCAACTCGCCCAGGTTGTCTACTACGCCGATAATCGACTCTGCCAGGCGCCGTACGTCATCGTCCATGTTGCCGAACACGCCGTCCAGCTGGAGGATGCTGCGGGCGGCCGTGGCGATGGTCTTGAAGTTGACACTGATCTTATCACTGTCGGTCACCAGGCCCTGTGCCCGATCCAGCAGCGCCAACAAGTCTTTGGCGGCCGCTGGGTCCAACTGCCCGATCACGGTCTTTACCCGGTCACGTAGTGCCTTGATGGACGCGGTGTAGATCCGCTCCAGGTCACCCATTGCCTTGCGTGCCTCTTCCGGATCTTCCAGTACCCGGATGCGCTCCGACCGGTCATTGAAGGATTTGACAGCCGACTCAATCTCCATGGTCAGCCCCCCTAGCCCTAGGCTGGGTGGTAGCGTGAGCATCTTGCTGCCGTTGAGTATGCTCATCATGGCTTCCAGCCCCTCTACGTCGGCCCCGGTGCGCCGGGCTATCTCGCGCAGGGTGGCGGCCCGGTCGTTCTCTCGCTCCAGGCGCCGCTCCGTCAGCTTGAGTAGGGATTCGTAGACCCCCTTCTTGCGGAGCAGGCTAGCGTACTCTTCCTCGCCCTCCGATCGTATGGACTGCAGGTCCTCCTCCAGGCCCTTGACAGTCTCACGCAGGGACTGCATCAGCGTCTTCTGCTCCCCGGTGCCTAATTCCAGCTTCTTGAGGGTGGTATCCCCCTTGTCATCAGCCTCCTGTTTGGGCGCCGGCTGCTGTAGTTTGTTCATCAAGACCTCCAGGGCCTCGATATTGTTCGCAACGTCCTTCTTGCGCTGCCCCAGTAACTGGATCAAGGACAACGTGCCGGGGATATCGCCGCTGAGCATCCCGGGGTTGGGGCGCAGCTGCGCATCAGCGATCTGCTTGCTCAGGTCATCCTCTTGCGCCACCAACTCCAGGAACCGCTTATCCAGGCCCTTCCGCACGGTGCCACGCTGGGCATCGCTCAGTTTCTCGTAGGCACTGGCGGCATCCGTGACCGTGCCGACCAGTTCCCTCTGAATCCGCTCTGCCTCTTCCGCGTGGCGCTGCCACTCCAGGAGAGCCAGCACCAGTCCCCCCACGGCCGCCGCCGCCGCCGCGAACGGGTTGAGCGCCAGTGTCGCAAAAAACGCCTTCGTGGACACATTGGCCGCAATGGTCAGTGCCCGGTAGGTGATGAGCGCAGAGTCCACCGCCCGGAACAGGATGGGGGTGACCGTGAGAATGGCGTTCAGCCCAATCAGCGTCAGGCGCATGGACGCATAGGCGGCCACCACGTTGAGGATCGCCCGCCGGTTCTCCCACACCCACTTCAGCACCGTCTTGAGGCGCTGATAGAATATGGCTATCTCCGCGCTGATGGCCTTGATCTTGCCCTTGAAGTCATCGGAGTCGGCCATGCGGCCCAGGGAGTCCGTGACCTGCATGAGGTCCGTGCGCAGGCTGTCAAACAGGCCGGCGCCCAGGTCCCGGGTGATGATGGTCACGTTCTCCTTGAGCGTGGACAGTAGCCCATCCATCGACCGGCTCTGCTCGGCCAGCAGGCCCCCGAAGCGCTCTTGGAGCCCGGCCCGCAGCGCCGCAATGGCGGTGTCGGCGGGGATCAGGCCCTTCTCGATCATCTTCTGTACTTCGCCCGTGGTCTTGCGGAAGGCGTTGGCCAATATTTCCAGGGCCGGCACCGCGGACTCTGTCAGCTGGAGGACTTCCTGCCCCGCCAGCTTGCCACGCGCCCGGATCTGCCCGAAGGCCCGGACGATGCGCATGAGGCCCTGCTCCATCCCCTCCGGGTTGGCGGCGGCCGCGTCCCCAACGTCCTTGAGGATACCGACCACCTCCTTTGCCGCGAAGCCATAGGCCAGCAGGGACTGCGCCCCCTTGTTCAACGTGGCCTGCTCGAAAGGCGTGAAGGCGGCGAATCGCTCCAGTTCCTTGAACAGAGCAATAGCGTTCTCCTGGCTGCCGGTCAGCACCTTGAAGGAGATCAGCGTCTTCTCCAACTCCTTGTTGAAGTCCAGCATCTTCTTAACCGCGAAGCCAATGCTGGTGCCGGCGAAGATCCCGGCGAACGCCCGCTTGAGTTTAGAGGCCACGGACACGCCCTTCTTGCCCAGGCGGTCATACGCCTGCGTGCCGGTGCGCTCCTGCTTCTTGAAGGACTCTTCCGTGTCCTTGGTCATCAGGTTGAGCGCGCGGTGCCACTTGTCCGTGACTAGGATGGCTTCTGATCGGAGTCCCATCGCTTAACCTCCCAGGGGCGAAAATGCCTTTTGTAGAGCGTCCATATTCTGCTTGATCTGCGCCTCGGTCATCGGTTTGGCCTTGGGCACAGGACGGTTGCCGCGTGCCTGCTTCTTGAGCGCGCGGAGGAATGCCTTGCGATCGGTCTTCTCCATGTTGGGCACGGTAGCCGCGTCGATCTCCCGGAGCGTGCGCCGGGCGGTGGCCCGATGCAGCTGGCCGGCCATACCCGCCAGCCACGGGAAGGGCATCGTGGTATAGGTGTGGAAAGGGTCCAGGTTGAACACCTCGCAGTAGTCCAGGAGCAGGTCTATCCAGGCTTCCGGGTCTTCGTGGTCCCGCTCGTCTGCCTCTCCTTCCTCTTCTGCATCCTCAGGGTCACGCTCAGGCAGCCCGTCCATGACCAGGTGCCGCACGATGCCCCCAATCTCAGCGGCGCTCAGGCGCGCTACCATGCCCCCGTCCGGGCCTAGCCACGAAAGGAGCGTTATGCGCAACAGGTGCCGGTCATCCTCGTCTGTGTCCACAGAGCCGTACCGCAATAGGTACAAGATCTCCAGGGCCTCACGCACAGAGGGCGGGCGAACATCGACTGTCTGCCCGCCCTCCGTGGCGTAATGACGAGGCAGGACGGCACGTACAAGCGAGGCAGCCTGCACAGGTGTCCTCCAGGGTTTAGGTCGCGATCAGCGCGTTGAAGCGAGTCAGCGCGTTGGTGACGAAGTCGAACCCTGTGGACAGGCCGGCCGCGTCCGGAGAGCCCCGGAAGAGAACCTGCGGGAGCCCCGTGGCCAGGGTGTCATCCTGCCACTTCGAGCGGTAGCAGCCGATCAGCGTCGCCGTGTGCGGGTTGAGCGCATCGTCGGTGTCTGCTACTTCCCCGTACATGAACTCGCCTACCTCGCGCGGGATAACCGCCGGGAAGAACCAGTTGTCCGGATCGTTGAAGGGGTCTTCGCCGCTGCCGAAGTTGGTGTAGGTCTTGCGCACAGGAATGAGCATCAACGAGCCAATGTTGGCATTGGCGATCTGCTGCGGTCCGGTGGGAAAGGTGAGCGCCGTCTTGGACCCACTGGTGACCACCGTAGTGCCCAGCATGATCTTCGATAGCTTGGTCTTGTCCTCGTCCACCAGGGGTAGGACGATTTCAGGGGAGTAGGCGCCGATCCAAATGGCGTCAGTGATGGCGACAGGACCGAGTTGGTCCACCTTGCCCCTAGCGATGCTGGGGTTAGGCCGCACGATCACGTCACCGCGCGTTTTGCCGAGGTAGGACACATCGACGAAGGCTCCCGAGTTGTCTTGGAAGTCTCCGTAGATCGCGTGCATCGGGCCGATG